GAGCTGTCCTACTACGGTCTTGATCAGTTCGTTGCCGGAAAGCCCGTGGTTCTCTACCACGGAACCACCTCGGAACTAACATCCTTTGACATCAACAAGTCCCGGAAGGAACTCGTTGACAAGTTCACGGGTGTTGGAATCTTCCTGACACCTTCAAAGAAGGTAGCTTGGGACTACGCAACCAGCTCCAGGAACAAGGGGTTTCCAGAATCCCTTGTTGGTGACCTGAAGAAGGTAAATGGACCGGCCGGAGAGTTCCTGGAGTTCCTTGTGAAACACGGTCAACCCGGCTGGGAGTTGTTTTGGAAGAAACACAACCTCATGAGGGATAACCCACCACCAGGAGAAGGACAGCTCGACACAGAGCGGTTCAAGTCAATCCTTGGGAATGTTGATCCCAATACCATCATGGACGTTGCCCAGCACGTTATTGGAACAGCCTACGAATCCCCAAAAGGTGATGACAACGGACTGCTCGATCTTTTTGGCGGGACTTCCAGTGGAACACCGGACTGGCTCTATGCCAGCTTGGACGAGCTTGGGCTTGACTCGTCCCGATACCGTCCAAAGGTCTACAAGGTATCAGCCCACGGGACCAGGGTTCTGGTGACCTCCAATCAAGAAGAAGCCAGAAGGGCTTTTGCCAATGGCTATGATGCCTTCGTTTTCACAGGAGAAGACTTGGTTGGTGGAGTTCCAGAAGTAGCGGTGATCGACGGCAATCAGGTGGAAATTCTCGACATTGAAACCGAAAGCTAAGACACCGGCTGGTTGTTTCGAGACACTCAATTTTGTTGCTGCTGAAACAGCTTCAGATGGAACTTGGGCAATGTCATTCAAATTCAATTTCAATACGGCCAAACAACAGTGGAAACGTGTCCCCGTTGATAATATTGCATATCTTGATCCCGACCAAATCAGATATATGTCTGATGCTGAATTCCTGGATCTGGTTAGGAAATTTGAATTCAACCGCTATGGTTCTCATGGCTGGAGAAATTTCAAGGGAAAATGGCGAGAAAAGCTTGGGCTGGACACAACTACAGATAAGGTGGTATTGGACTTTGGCTGTGGGCTTGGAATTGAGTCCATCCAGTTTGCAAAGAAGAAGAATCGGGTGATCCTGGCTGATATCAATCAGAGCAGTCTGGATGTGGCTACAAGGGGGTTAAAGTTGTTTGGTGCAACCCCCCTGCAAACCTGTTTGGCAACTGGGGAATATCCGTATTTCACAGTAGAAGGTCAGTACGACATTTTCTACTCCAACGGGGTTCTTCACCACACACCCGAGATGCCTGCTATCCTGAAGAGGGCTACGGAGAACCTGAAGGACGATGGTGAGGTTAGGTTGATGCTTTATTCTGACAAAGGGTGGAAGCTGGCTACTGGCACTGCCATTCCTCCAGTGGATCAACCTGTGTCAACCAACCATCATTTCTGGCAATTTGTCAGGTTCTTTGATGAAGTTGGCATGTATGCTGACTGGTATAACCGAGAGAAACTTGAACACTATCTTGGCAGCTTCTTAACTGTTGTGTCCTGTGATTATATCACTACTGATGACCGCTACCTTGTAGCCATCCTAAAGAAGAAGTAATCATGAACGTCGCAGTTTACCGAGTCCTCTACGGAGAGGACTTCATCAAGGAATCTATCGAGTCCATACTCCCACATGTGGATCATGTGTACGTTGTCAAAGCCGAGAAGCCCTGGGGACACACCCTTGGTGTGACCTACAAGGGTCAGTGGGTTGACTGGCCCGAGAAGTTCGATAACACGAGGGAAAAGATCGCCGAACTCAACAGTGAGAAGGTGACGATCATCGACGATTACTGGCCTACACCCAGGAATCAACTCACTCACATCGTGAATGACTTGATCCTCCCTCGATGCAAGCCAGATAGTGTGGTGTTCATCGAACCCGATCACGTCTTCACAAAAGAGCAAGCCGAAGCGGCATTTTCCTGCTGGGATATCTATTCCGGGGTGCAGGCTTCAACCAAACAGGTTGAACTCTGGAGAACACCGGCCTTTGCCGTGCCTGAGAGGCCCAGGAGAACGTCTGTTGTTTTCCATAGGATCTTTGGACAGAGAATGGGGGAGACAGACTTTAATGGGGCTTCCGAGGGCACCCACAGGCTTCCTGCCACGGTGCATAATCTTGGTTTCTGCCTTTCCGAGAGGACGATGTACTGGAAACATTTGACAGCTTTAGCTTTTGGCAAAATCATTGGAGATTCACCTCCAAACGAGGATTGGTATGAGTCGAAATGGTTGAACTGGGATTTCAAGACCAACAACCAAAACTTGGAAATCTCCCTCGGTTACGAGTGGATGATCCCCCACGCTGAGCCTTACGACACTTCCAAGCTGCCAGAAAGCATTCGGAAGCGCTACGGCTACTAGTTAGCCATATGGCGGAAGACTTGACTAAGTTCCTAGAGGACGTTGCACGCGCGGAAGTTGACAAACTCAAGCCGCTTTACGGAAGCAACTTTCGTTACGACCTTGATCGCTTCACTCAAGAAGAAAATGGGTTGTCGCTGTACGGGGTGCACTACTCGGAAAATGAAAATTTTGCCATCTTCCCACAAACTCAATATTACCCAAAAGGCGTCTACTTCTACTTCCTTTCCAATACCTGCGAGGCTGGGAAGGGAACTGGATTTGCAACTGATCGAAAGTGGGCAAATATCGGCAAGATCAACAATGATCGGATGCTGATTATCAAGTCGGGACACCCGCGAAACTTCTCCGAGGCTGACTACAAAAAAGCAGTCTCCAAATTGAAACGTATTGTGCGGAAACTTCCAGAGCCAACGATCAAGCCTGGAGAGCATAGGGAGCAATCGGTTCCAGCAGTACAACTCTTCAACCTCCTACACGCGATTGAGGCCAGCGGAAAGGGGTTGACAAACAAGATGCTCCATTCTCTCGGGTATGATGGGGTCGTCGACTACGACGGCTCTTTGCTGCCAGTTGAGAGTTGCCAAGGAGTGATGACTTGGCCTGGGGGCTTCTCTTTTGTTCATTCCATTCCTACTCCGCGCGCATCAAACAATCCAGAATATAATCCAATGAAAAGGATCGCACGGATGCAGGCTGGATTGAAGGCTATGAAGCCCGGAACATTGAAGCTCTCCTTTGATGAGCTAGAAAGCTGGAAGATGATGAAGCCGAAAACAAGCGGAAATCCGTATGCATTCGGTGACTTGCTCCAGTATTTGCTAACAGCTTTGGATTTCCGCAGTGGGGATGCTTGGAAGTGGGTTGAATGGCATGAATACGGCGAAAGAAACTATGACAGCCTAGAACAGAACCCAACAACGCCGAAAGAGTTTTGGGAGAGAAACATCTACGCAACCGATCCAGGACTAAGAATGGCTGCTCGCGACCACACTGGTTTCAATAAGTAGCGACCATACATTCCCCCTTTTGGCCATGAGACTTGGCCGAAAAGGATCAAAGAATGCCGATCGTCAAAAAGGTTGAACCAGTTGTCGAGCCGCTTGAGAAGAAGACCATTCTCTTCTTGTCCGACCACCCCCTTGCACCTTCTGGAGTTGGTGTCCAGGCAAGGATGTTGATTGAAGGCTTGCTGAAGACTGGCAAATACCGTTTCCTTTGCTTTGGTGGTGCTCTGAAGCACCATCACTATGGAATCGGTCAGGTTACCCCCGACTTCATCATCAAGCCTGTTGACGGCTTCGGAGACAGGGAGATGGTTCGCAAGGTTCTGATGACCGAGCGCCCTGATGCTGTTTTGATCTTCACCGATCCGCGTCAGTTCATTTGGCTTTGGGAAGCTGAGGACGAGATTCACCAGCTCTGCCCAATCACCTATTGGCACGTTTGGGACAACGATCCATTTCCAGTTTACAACCGTGTTTGGTACGAGTCGACTGAGTTGGTGAACTGCCTTTCTCACAAGACCTACGAGATGGTGAAGCCACACTTCCCGGAAGAAGGCAAGGTGAACTACATCCCTCACGCCTTCCCGAAGTCGATGTACTTCCCTATTCCAGAGAAGGATAGGGCTGAGCTTCGCCGTGGAAACTTTGGAGCTCGTGCAGATTGGTTTACTGCTCTTTGGGTAAACCGAAATGCAACGAGGAAGCTCCCTTCCGACGTGCTTGAATCCTGGAAGCTGTTCCTGGACAAGTTGGAGAAGGAAGAGGGACACCGCAAGGCTCTCTTGGTGATGCACACCGATCCAGAGGATCAGGAAGGTCCAAACCTTTACATGGTCCAGGAGCTTCTTGGACTCCAAAACAACGTTGTGTTCTCGACTAACAAGGTCGAATTCCAGCAGATGAACCTGTTGCACAACATGGTTGACTGCACCATCAACATTGCAAAGAATGAAGGATTCGGACTTTCCACCCTCATCTCCTTGCAGTGCGGCAAGCCGATTGTCGCCTTGAAGACGGGTGGATTGACTCGTCAGGCGGTTGACCACCGAGATGGAACAGAGCTTGGAGCTGCCATTGAGCCGGTCACCCGCAAGCTGGTTGGCTCTCAGATGGTTCCGTACATCTACGAGGACTTTGCTTCTCAAGAGGACGTGGCAAATGGTTTGATGAAAATCTACCGCATGACACCAGAAGAAAAGGTTGCCTTCCAAGAGAAGGCAACTGCCTACGTGGACGCGGAGTTCAACTACGAAAAGATGATTTCTGAGTGGGATAGGACACTTACGGAAACCATTTCTTCCTGGGAGGCAAAGAAGAAGGAGAAGAAGTGGGCTTTGGTTCCATTGAATGTGGCAGCGCCGAACATCCCGGCAAACATCGTCAAGGAAGCTCCTCCATCTCCCCAAGTCAAGCCATTGGGCAAGCCACTGAAGAAGATGGACCCGGCCATTCTCGCTCGTTTGAGCAATGTCAAAGGAAAGAAGTGATCATGAAATCAGTGTTGTTTCGTGCGCCAGTGCTGTCGAAGTCCGGTTACGGTGTTCACGCCCGTCAGATTGCCAAGTGGCTCTTTTCCAAGGAAGAGGAGCTGGACCTTGACATTACCGTTGAAGCCTTGAATTGGGGCGGTACTGGTTGGATTACAGACGTTGAGGCTGAGGATGGATTGGTTGGACGAGTTCTCCAGGCTACAACCAACGTCAAGCCATTCTACGATGTGACGATTCAACTTCAACTCCCGAATGAGTGGAACCCAATGCTTGGGGCATTCAACGTTGGAATCACCGCAGGTGTTGAGACGGATCTCTGCTACCCAGGTTGGGTTGACGCCGTCAACAACATGAACTTGGTTATCGTCCCGTCCGAGTTCACAAAGGAAACCTTCCTTCGTTCTGGTGATGTTGGCACTCCAATCGTGGTGGTACCCGAGTCCTTTGTTGACGAGGTTGCTACGAGCGACAAGCCTCTTGACCTTGATCTCCCAACGAAATTCAACTTCCTTGTTTTCGGTCAGGTTACAGGCAACAGCCCGGAGACGGATCGAAAGAACATCCCTTACACCCTCAAGTGGTTGGCCGAAACCTTTGCCAATCGCCCTGACATTGGGGTGATCCTCAAGACGAACATGATGCGCAACACGAAGCTGGACCGCCATGCTTCCACTGCCATCTTCTCTCAGTTGCTCATGAACATCGTAAAGGGGCCGGGACCTCGGTTCTATCTCCTCCATGGAGATATGAGCAACGAGGAAGTCGTCGGGCTCTACAAGCACCCTAGCGTCAAGGCGTTGGTCACTCTTACCCACGGTGAGGGCTACGGTCTTCCAATCTTGGAAGCGGCTGCCTGTGGTCTACCTGTGATTGCTCCAGCTTGGTCCGGTCACATGGAATTCATGAAGCACGGGAAGTTCATCCAGGTTGCTCACGAGGTGAAAGAGATTGATCCCGGACGAGTTGATCAAACCATCTTCAGAAAAGAAGCCAAGTGGGCGTATCCGATTGAGGCAGATGCCAAGCACAGGCTGGCGAAGTTCGCTGAGAGTTCAGAGCTTCCAAGACAATGGGCTCAGGAGCTCAAGAGCAAGCTTTTGCCTCTTTACAGCTTTGAGGCTGTTTCTGCGATCTACGACAACGTGCTCACGGAAGCACTCAAAGGCTGATCTATGGTTGGAATTCTGATTTTCCTACTGTTTCTGATTTTGCTGCTCGGAACTGGGCTTGTGGTTGCGCTATTTTACCTGTGGCGCTTTGCAAACATCGTTCTGGTGCTGGAAGACGACATCTCAGATGCACGGGAAGTTTTCCTTAGTGCCGAGGAGAGCTTGGAAAGCTGCCTTTCGCAGCCAATGTTTTTTGATTCCCCACAAGTTCAAATGGCGACAATGGAGGCTTTGCTGGGCGTTCGTGCATCGAAAGTGGCGATTGGCAAGCTGATCCATAAGTTCACCTTGCGCAGCAAGCAAAAGTTTGACGTTGTGGAGGAGAGAGAGGATGACGACGAATGACTCAATCCCCCACGCCACCACCACCAAGAAAGAAGATCACCAGGAGAAAGCCTGGGGAGAAGAGCTCGAAGTATTACTTCGATGACAAGACGCAGGACGCGATCATTCGCTTCCAGGAAGCGGTTATTGTCCAGCCTGACGGCTCAACAAAGCCGGATAGCAAGGCAAGGGATAAGATTTACGCTACGGAAATCCTCCCTGCCTTCTCGACCTTGATCGAGAACCTGATCAACGTCTACGGCTACCATGCGATCTTTGAAAGTCGAGATGACCTCAAGAATGAATGTCTTGAGTTCCTCTACGGGGTAATTGACAAGTGGAAGAAGGAGCGTGGATCAAAGGCTTTCGCTTACTTCAACATCGTAGCAAAGCACTGGCTCACGATCAAGAGCAAGCAGGCTGCAAAGATCGTACAGAACTACGTGTCAATTGACAACCGGGACGCCCTGTCCAGGCAGGATGTGCAAGCAATCGAGGACTACAACGTTCTCCCATCACCAGAAGACGTGATGGCCAACCAGGACTATGCCAAGAACCTGAAGGCGCTTCTTGCGGCTCTCCAGGACAAGGTGAAGACCGACAACGAAAAGCTCTGCCTGAAAGCTATCAACACAATCGCCGACAACATCGACGAAATTGAGATTCTCAGCAAAAGGGCAGTAATGCTCTACATCCGGGAAATTACCGGAATGACTGGCAAGCAACTATCCATGGTCTTGTCCTCCCTGAAGAAGCAGTACAAGGTTGTGAAGGAAGAGGTATTGAAATGAGGGAAGTTGACGTAGATGGAACGAAGTTTGACGGACCAACACCAACAGAGCTGCACAAGCAAGCTGCTCAGCAAATGAACGACTTCTCGTCCTTGCTTGACAGCTTGAACAAGTTGAAGGACAAGAAGAAGCGACTCTGGCAACTGATCTTCGAGAACGCTGTAACGGACCGCAGAAATGCGTATGTTGCATTCGTTGACCTCTATTCCCAGGTCCACTCCTCTCACGAGAAGCACGCAATTCACGGCCAGAACCTTTCAAAGTATCTGGAGCGTATGGGCAAGGCAACGGATCAACTCTTGAAATTGGCCGAGCTTGTTGCAGCCGCCGAGGAGAAAGAGGTTCCCGAGGAGAGTGATGAGGGGCTGCCTGAAGACTCAAACGGGGATATTTACTCGCAAATCCAAAACCGCAAAGGCAAGAACTGACTTTCAGTTCATCCTCTACCTATTCGCATGGGATCAAGAGGAGAAAACATTGGTCGCCGCCTAACCGGCGGTGTAAGCCCAAACGACACAACACAGCGCACAAGGGAATGGCTCCAGGGTGGGGCTGCTCCATTCCTACAACGTGCTGTTGTGGTTGAGGTTTTCTACGATCCAACTTCCTTGACACAGGAAGAGTTGGAACGTCTACAGGATACTGTGGTAAATCCCGAACTTGTTGAGGGAATGCCGGTAAATTCCATTCTTGCTAGGATGGTTACGAACAGCCAAGACCTTGGCACTCCAAGCCTGTTCGTCTTCTTCCCCCTGTTCTCCTCTCACTTCCAATTGCCAGCAAAAGCTGGCGAGCAAGTGATGGTTCTTTTTGAGGACTATTCGAGGATGGGTGGAGCTGTTGGATACTGGCTGACTCGTCCTATGGCAGTCCGTCAGGTCGAGGATGTTAACTACACCCACGCGGACCGTGTATACGATCCTTACAACCATCCCATGGCAATTCCAAGGGGAATGGCAAGTTCCCTGACTGCCTCAGCTCCGACATTCCCAAATGGGGCTGGGACGCCAGAGTCTTTCTCCTTGCAACCATCGGGTTCTGGCAATCCGTATGACGCCATTGTGAACAGTTCCAAGGCGATGAAGCAGTTCACCTTTGAGCCTGTTCCCCGCTTCAGGAAGCGCCCTGGGGACCTCCTTCTTCAAGGATCGAACAACTCCATGGTTCTCCTCGGAAGCGACCGTACAGGGCCTTCTACGAAGGTCTCGGGGTCGCAAGGAAAGGACATTGTTGAGTTCGCAGGCGTCGTGGACATTGTCACCGGTTTGGGCTCCATTCGGAAGCTCCCAACTGACCACAGGTCTGATCCAAACCAGTACAGCCCAACAGCCCCCAGGGTCATTGAGAACGTGCGAGGTAAGAAGGAAGTCTACAAGACCCCTTACAAGAGCCAGAAGGTCGACAATCCAAAAGAAGGTGACCCGGACTTTCTGAGGGACCTATCCCGCTTGTATCTTGCCATGAAGACCAAGGGGGATTTGAACTTTGGTATTCAGTTCGGAGGGAATAGCGGGATTCTCCCGAACTCCGAGAACTACTTTGGCACTGCTGTTACTGACTTGCCATCTCAAAACCAAGATGGGCAGCCATTTGCTGTCTTGAAGTCTGAGCAAGTTCGTTTGATCGCCAAAGGCAAGGACGCAGATAATGGCCCATCTGAGAGCGGAGAGATTCGCCTTATCAAAGAGGGGGCAGTTGACGACAAAGACCTCTCGGTCTTCGTGATGTCGAAAGATGGACGTGTCCTGATGATGGGAAAGGATGTCCAAATCCAAACCCACCAAAACGGGAAGGTGTTGCTGAAGTGTAAGACCGCTGAGGCATCCGACGCCGATCCTATTGTCCTTTACTCCAAGTTCAAGGAGTGTGTCGAGGACATTTACTCCAAGCTGAACGAGCTCAGGAATGAAACGGCAAATCAGCTTGCCAATGTCGCAAACAATGGTCTTTCCGTTGTCAATGCAGCCGGTCCATTCAGCCCAATCCCTGGATTGATTGGAGCAAAGGCATCGCTTTTGGCAGCTCGTGGTAGTTTGCAAGCACTGAATTTGGATTTTAGGCCGAAGATCGCCCCATGCCGTTCCAAGTGGGTATTTGTGAACAAGGAGAATCAGTCATGAGTGTCACGAAGAAGCAATTTGAAGAGGCCATGAAGCAAGCTCAGTTGAACATCGCAGACTTTGAGCCAACTTCCTCATTGCCAGCTTCCTCCAATGGATCGTCCCAGGGGGAGGTTACAGTTGACATTCAAGCTGCAAAGGGGGAGTTCGCATCCAAGGCAGCCTCGGAGCTAACAGCCGCCCTATTTGACCACATCAAGGAAATGGCAAAGGATGGAGCCAGGAGCGAGATTGATACCCAGCAGATCATTCAGAAACTCTCAAACCTTGAGACGCGGCTCCAAGCCATTCAAGCAATTCTCGCGAGAAACAGCCTTTCGTGATTCTGAATAGTTAAGCACATGGCTCTTCAAGACTTCAAGAACGTCGGAATCCGTGAGTTTCAGACTCAGAACGTCCGCACCACCCGACAGAGTGTCCTGCCAATTGGAATCAAGACACCAGTTGAGTTTGGCGGTAATGGCGAAGGTCTCTTTGCCATGCACACCAATGTCCAGGATGCTGTACACGACAACTTGAGAAACCTCTTGTTGACCAACTTTGGTGACAGGCTGGTTCACTATGACTTCGGAGCTGATCTTCGACCTCTGGTAGCTGACTTCTCTTCCAAGGATGAGTTTGACGAGGAGGCAAAGATCCGCATTTATACCGCTGTGGCAAAGTGGATGCCGTTCATCTCCCTTGTCGGCTTCGATTCAAGGCCAGAGTTCATCGACAACAGGTATACCGGAAAAATTGTTCTCCTGGTGATCTACAGTGTTCCACAATTGGGTGTAACGGAAAGGGCACTGGAAGTGCTCCTCTACGTTATTTAAGGTGAATCATGCCAGTCGATAGTCGCAATCCAGTCACCAAGGCAGTTAAGCAGCGCAAGTACCTCAACAAGGACTTCGATGGCTTTCGTTCCGACCTCTACGAATACGCCAAGATCCACTTCCCTGACCGCATCCGTGACTTTTCGGAGGCTAGCTTGGGTGGAATGCTCCTTGAGCTGGCCGCATACGTCGGAGACGTGCAGTCCTTCTACCTGGATCACCAGTTCCACGAACTCAACCCAGAAACCGCTGTTGAAGCCAGGAATATCCAAGCTCATCTCCGCAATGCTGGAGTGGAAATTGTCGGAGCTTCGCCTGCTGTTGTCGATGTGACCTTTTCCGTTGAGGTGCCAGCGGATTCGTCTGTAAGTCCGCCAACACCTCTCAGGAGTGCCATGCCTCTGATCTACGCCGGAACAAGAGTGCAGGCTCAGAATGGCGTGCAGTTCGAACTGACAGAAGACCTGGACTTTGCTGATCTCAATAGTGATGGAAGTTTGAAGGCAACAGTGCGCATCTCCCAGAGGGACGCAAACAATACCCCAACCTACTTCACCATGGAGAGGACTGGGATTTGTATTTCTGGTTTCAGAGCAACGGAATCGTTCTCTGTTGGCTCTTTTGAACCATTCAAGAAATACACCCTGGCACAAGAGAACGTCACTCAGATTGTCTATGTCCAGGACTCCCTTGGAAACGACTACTACGAGGTTGGATACCTCGCTCAGAATGTGATTTACAAGGCCCTCACCAACCAAAATGAGGACGGTGACTTGGTGCCTGATAATCTCCAAATCATCCCTTGCCCTTACCGCTTTTTGAAGGAAATGGCGATTGACACAAGGTTGACAACCCTGACCTTCGGTGGCGGAAATGCCGATTCCCTGGACGACGATGCAATCCCAGATCCATCGGAGTTTGCTCTTCCCCTTTATGGGAAAACAACCTTCTCCAGGTATACCTTGAACCCATCCAACCTTCTCCAGACAACCACCTTGGGTGTCATTGGAGCCAATACCACGATTACCGTGGAATATCGGTATGGCGGCGGGTTGAGCCACAACGTTGACCGTGGAGCTATCAACAGCACCGTGAACCTTGTTATCGCCTTCCCTCGTTCTCCAAGCGCCGATGTTGCCGCCAGGGTTCGTCAAAGCTTGTTTGTCAGGAATGACGAAAAAGCATCGGGTGGTGAGGATGCTCCAAACCTTGATGAGCTCAAGCTCAGGGTTGGGGGAGCTAGAGGAGCTCAGTCCAGGATTGTAACAAAGGAAGACCTCTTGGCAAGGGTCTACACCATGCCAGCCAACTTTGGTAGGGTGTTCAGGGCTTCGATTCGATCCAACCCAAATAACCCCCTTTCTTCCTTGCTCTACATCATCTCCAGGGATTCATCGAGCCAGTTGATCATCTCGCCAGATTCCTTGAAGAAGAACTTGGCGAAGTACCTCAACGAGTACAGGATGATCTCCGATGCCATCGACATCCTTGATGCCCAGGTGATCAACCTTCAGGTTGAATTCACGATCGTTGCCGACCCAACTTACAACCGAGCTCAGGTCCTCAACAACGTTCTCGTGAAACTGAAGCAGTATTTCGACATCAAGCACTACGAAATCGACCAGCCAATCGTCCTTGATGACATTCGGAACATCATCTACAACAACCCAGGTGTCCTTTCCCTTCAAAGCCTAAACCTGCGAAACGTCACAGGGACAAGCGGAACCAGGACGTACAGCGATGTGCAATTTGACGTAAATGGCAACACAAATCGTGGTTTTGTGATGGGTCCTCCAGGTTCGATCTTTGAAGTCCGCTACAAAGAGGATGACCTGATCGGTACAGTGACGTGACACAAAACATCCCCCTCTGCGTCATCTTACTTTTGAGACGCAGAACGGCAATGAAACTCATCTACAACGAACATTCTATCAAGTCAGGCATTTACAAGATTCTGAATACTCACACCGATCGCATCTACATTGGACAAGCCAAAGAATTCAAAAACCGTTGGAAGGGTCATCAACGTTCTCTTCTCAACAACAAACATCAAAATCGCTTTCTTCAAGCCGATTTCAATAAATGTCGAGAAGAGCTTGGGCACGATGACTTCCTTGAGTTCCATGTCCTAGAGGTGCTGGAAGGGTCTACTAAGGAAGAACGAAACAAGCGGGAGGAAGAGTTGATTGCGCTATGGTTTGACGGCGGCAAGCAGTGCTACAATCTCACACTGAAAGCAGTTTCTAGAGAAGGTTGTCCTTCTAGGAATCCTGATGAAACTCGAAGAAGAATGTCTGAGGCAGGGAAGAAGGCAATTAATCCAGCCCGATTTCGCCCTGGAATGATTCCTTGGAACAAGGACGAGAAGGGGCTCTTTTCTGAAGACACCATTGAGAAAATCAAAAAAGCTCGTGCTTGCCAGGTATTTTCAGAGGAAACGCGCGCTAAGATGTCGTCTTCTCAATGTGGCCGGATATGCACCAAGGAAATGAAACGGAAAATTGGCGAGAAGAATAGCGAGCACATGAAAGAACTCTGGCAGAATCCAGAGTATCGTGAAAAGATGACTGGCAGAGCGGGACATGAACATTCCGTTGAAACCAAAGAGAAAATCAGCAAAAGCCTGAAAGGGAAAAGGAAGAGTCCCGAGACGATTGAGAAGATGCGCGAAGCAAGAAAAAAGCTTTGGCAAGACCCTGAGTACAGGAAACGAGTCCAACAACACCGGAACTAGAAGAAGAAGGGCTGGATAATTACCTCCAGCCATGTACCGCATCCTGCCAATCTCCAAAGACACCTACCTGACCAACAAGATCATTGCTGGCTCCGGCTCAACTTCTTCGAACGTTGGACAGGCTGGCACCTTGGACCTTTACAAGATTTGGACATTGGTAACATCCGGCAGCACCCCAACAGTCGAAACCTCCCGACTCCTGGTGCAGCCCGACCTTGATCCGCTTCGCTCTTTGACAGGCTCCCTGCTCAACATCGCGGATTCATCCTTCAGGTGCTACCTCTCCCTCAAGGACGTTTATGGAGGGCAGACCACTCCGTCCAACTTCGCTATTGTCCTCAACCCGCTTTCGAAGTCCTGGGATGAGGGGCGTGGACGAGATGTGAGGCTCTACAGAGACTTGGACTCGGCCAATTGGGTGACTGCCTCGGTTGACAATGGAACGCCCTCTACATGGGCTGTTACGGGCGCTGCGGGCAGTGGTACAGATTACCTCTCTGCCTACGAGGTGAAGCAAACCTTTACAAGGGGAGACGAGAACCTCTTGATGGATGTGACTTCCATCGTCTCGGCGACTCTTGCTGGAGTTATCTCGGACTACGGCTGGAGGCTTGCATACAGCTCCTCCTACGAGAATGACGAGAGCACCTACTTCGTGAAGAGGTTTGGTTCGAGACATACCTCCAACCTGAATCTTCGCCCAAAGCTGATCGTGACTTACGGGGACACCCTTGAGGATAGCGGAAGTCAAGCTGTTTTTGGTCAAACCAACAAGATCCGCACCTACAACAAGGTGAACGGGGCCTACAGCTACTTCTACTCAGGCTCCCAGGCTGTTACGGGTTCGGACTCCTTGATGCTGGTGATGGTTGCTTCCAAGAGCGTCAACATCACGACTTCATCCTACGAGACGAACTTCTCTGCTTCAATCACCTACACGACGAGCAGCTATTCCTATTTCTCTTCTTCTTTCTCTGCCTCTCTCTCCTCTATTGGTAATTTTCCACTGGTCGGGTACTACGAGGCAGCGGTTGGAATGAATCCGCAGCTTACATCGTCCCTTGCAACCTTCCTGGGATCGGACAAGTCAGCGGTATTCCAGACTTACTGGAAGAGCCTGGACGGGACAGTTCTCTACAGCTCTGGTTCTTGGATGACCTTCACACTCCCACAATCAGGGGAAACGGTGAGCTCGGAGAGGAACTTTGTGGTCAATGTGACCAACCTCAAGGAGGAGTACGTCCAAGACCAAACTGTTCGCTTCCGCGTATTCGTCCAGGACAGGAATACGGAACAACCAGCACTCAGGCTTCCAACACCAGCCAAGTCCTTCCTTTTTGGAGCGATGTACTGGAGGTTGCTAAATGCCTTCTCCCGTGAGGTTGTTATCCCATTTCACAGCACAGGAACTAAGATGTCCTCTGATGGGTTCGGCAGGTACTTCGACATGTACATGGAAGACCTTGACCCCCAAGTGGTCTACGAGCTCGAATTCCAGATCACTGAAGCTGGTAGGGATTACTTCATCACTAACCAGGGATTCCGCTTCAAGGTAGTGCCATAATGCCAAGTCCACGAAATCTGAGACTCAACAGACCACCTCTGTTTTCGCCTTCTGTTATCCGCCAAGTTGGAGATGGGGGCTCTGGTGGCAGTGGATTCTACGAAACCACCTTGACTGCTATGTCCGGGACAGCTCTGGACAGCTCCGGTTCGTTTCGCTATTCCTTGCAAAAGGAAGGAATGAAATCCACCCAGCAGCTCAATGTGGATTGGTCCGCCTTTGAGAACCACACCTTCTTCAACTCCGCTTATGTGAAATCGAACGTTGCCTTCAGGAAGATTTTCGATCAATTCCCCTTCGATGGAACGCAAGGGGAACTTGAGAACTTCCTTGATGGCCTCACCGGCTTTGAAAAGTACGTCTACGACCAGTTCCCAAAGAACAAGGGTTATCTCTTCTTTTCCGGCACCCTTCCATCGGAGACCGGCGTCAGTGGGACTTATGTGACAACCAAGGATGTTGCTGGAGCAAGCTATCCTGGGATCTCCAGGGATCTCTCGGGGCAGGCAATCTTGAACCCAGGGCTGTCCTCCATGACCGTCGAGTTCCAGGTCTACATGCCAGCTCTGGCTAACTCTGGCTCTTTTTTGATCAACAAGTATGCTTACTCTGCTGTAAGCGGAACACATGGTTTTGGAATCCTGACGGCTCCGACAAGCTCGACAACCCAAGGGAAGATGACCTTTGAAGTTGGCTCTGGAAGCTACACCCTCTCTGCCGATGCTGTATTCAACAAGGGCCAATGGAACCACGTTGCCTTTGTTTGGGACAGAAGGGTCTCGCAGAACAAGATCCTCTCCTACGTGAATGGAGCCTTCTACGCCTCATCGTCCCAAGTAGAGATTGGCACGATGAACATGGACTCCGCTGACTTCATTGTCGGCTCTGGGTCGGCTGTTCCTTTCTTCACTGGAAGTGTGTCCTTCTCCGGTGCCTTGGATGAGCTCAGGATTTGGCATACAATCCGCTCTCAATCTGAGCGCGATGAATACCAGAAGAAGAATGTCAATGCTCAAAGCGGTTTGAAGCTGTACTACAGGTTCAATGAGGCTTCCGGCTCACAGTCTCCTGTAGTCCTGGACTATTCTGGCAACTCACTTCACGGAACACTTTGTGATTGGGCAGACACCAGGAATATTAGGAACATTGCGACTGGCTCCGTGGCTGGTGAAAGTCCAATGACCTATGAAAGGGAGGAGTACAATCCAATCCTTTTCCCTCTTCACCCTGATGTTGAGGCGCTCAACCAAACCTTCCTTGACAACGCCGAGGAGTTCGACAGGATCAACCCAAACAGGATTGACCGTTTGATCCCACAACACTACCTGCTTCAAGGACAGGACAAAGATGGGTTGAGCACAGAACAAGGCCCGATCATTGATGCCTTGAGTGTATCCGGCACAACCCCCGACACAGCAAAGCTCGGGGATACCCAGGTCATCTTGATGCTTCTCTACACCTGGGCAAAGTTCTTTGACGAGATGAAGCTCTACATCCAAGCCTTTGGAAATCTGAGCCAACTCGACTATGACAGCACAGATACGATCCCAGATGCCTTTTTGGAGTTCTTGGCTCAACAGCATGGAATCACCCTTCCTCCGCTGTTCACTGGCGCTTCCATCTCTCAGTTCATCAACGCCGAGAACATCGACAACCAGATTAGTACGAACAACTATTCCCTTCAGTACATCCAAAACCAGATTTGGCGACGGATGCTCCTGAACATCCAAGACGTTCTCAAGTCGAAGGGTACTGTTCACTCGGTCAAAACGTTCATTCGCTCCGTGGGTATTGAACCCGACAACAATTTCCGAATTCGAGAGTTTGGCGGACCAACCACCAAGACTCTGACCAACACAAGGGAATCGAGGAGCGAGGTTAGCACCTTGCTTCAGTTCTCTGGCAGCTCTATTGCAAGGTCCGATTACCTCTCTGGCTCTAGGTTGGAAACGGAAACTGGGTTCCCAAGGGTTCCACCAGGAACGGTTTTCACCAATGGAGTTTCCACGGACAAAGGAACTGGATTCTACACTTCCGGTTCTTGGTGTTTCGAGGGGATCTACCGCTTCCCTTCGACAAGCTCGCTTTCCAGCACCACGCAGAGCTTGGCAAGAATGCTCTCTACTGGTTCAGGCGCTCCGAGCGGTGGATACTTGCTGGCAAACCTCCTTGCCACGACGGACGGTGTGATCACCTTTGCGACAACACCAAGCCCAACTGCAACCCTGGAGTTGACAGTGACCGGGGCTATCTTTGATGGCAACCCATGGCACATCTCCTTTGGCCGTTACAGAGCCGATGAAATCTCCTCCAACGTCTCCTCGTCCTACTTCTTGAGAGTCGCCAAGCAGAGCTTTGGTGAAATCACAGACCAACACGTAACGTCCTCTTTTTGCTTCGAAGATGGAAACATCTTCTGGAGCACCTACGATGCATTCTACAACGTTTCGGGAGCTTGGTTGGCTGTAGGGTCAGAGAGTATTGCAACGGGCAGCGTAGCCCTGAATAGCGCAAGCTTTGGGTCGTTCTACAGGACGACCAACTTCGATGGTCGAGCCGGACACTTCAGGTTTTGGTCGAAGGCTCTTGAGGAAGCTGAATGGAGAGAGCACGTCAGGAACTTCAAGTCCCTTGGCGTTGCAGATCCATTGACGAACTTCAACTTCGTCACAAACGAATCGGGTTCCTTTGGAAGACTGCGCATGGACGTTACAACGGATCAGCCGGTCACATCCTCCGATGTTTCAGGCGCTCTCTACCTCACAGACTTCTCTCAGAATGGAACTGATTGGACTGGGAGCTTTGCGGTCACAAGCAGTGTGATCGTGCCGCAAAGGTTTCAGTACAGCTTGATCTCTCCAAAATTCGACGTGGGGGCAACCACCGATAAGGTCCGAGTTCGCTCCTTCCAGAGCTACGAGAACGCACAGAGCTCCTCCTATGCCCAGGTTGCTCCCCTATACTCAATGAATCCATCTGACGCTCCACACGACAATACGAGATTCACCGTGGATTACTCGATTGTGGACGCCTTGGACCAGGACATGATCAACCTGTTCTCCACCTTGGATATCTTGGATAACATCATCGGAAACCCAGAACTGGTGTTCTCCCCTGACTACCCAGACCTTGAGAACCTTCGAAATGTGTACTTCCACAGGTTGACGGACATGGTCAATCTGAAGGGTCTCTTCGAGTTCTACAAGTGGTTCGATGCCAACATTGGAACCTTTATCGCTCAATTGGTTCCAAGAAAAACGAAGTTCCTGGGGACCAACTTCGTGATCGAGTCCCACATGCTGGAAAGGCCAAAACTGGAATATCACTACGCTGATATCTACCTTGGAGACAGCTACCGTCACGCCCTGAAGGACACAATCCTCTTCTTGCAAATTGCCGGTAACGTAGCGAGGTACTAATGGCTTTCACTCCATTCGATGACACCCAAACACCAAGGCGAGATGCCGCGCCGACAACAGACGGTTATGACACCTCCGCTATCGACTACTACCGTCAAGGTGTTGAAATCACAACAAATCGCGTCAGGTTCATGGGGGCTCAACCAAAGATTTGGTCGGGCGAACTTGATGGATCAACCAACGTAACAACCTACGGTCAATTCGTTGGCTACGTGGACTCCAATGCAAGGGAACTCGGCGGGAAGTTTGAGGACCTCCCAAAGTTCGACCCAGTTGCCTACATCTCCATGGGCAACGACTACCCAGGGCCAATTGAATTCAATGACGGAACTCCACAAGCAAGCGAAGCAGTCATTGAACCTCTCACCATCCCATTTCGTCGCCCAGCAAACGAAGGTCCGTACTACGCCCACAGCGTCCATGGCTCCCTGGAAGACGGCAATGACTTTGACTCCTACATTGTCCGAGGTTCAAGTCGTATCCAGCAGTTCTATGATCTCCGTGCAACGCCGCAGGTTCGTCCATTTCTTGATGAAGGTGGTGATTCGTTTGGTGGAATCAGGAGAGACCCCTATGTTTCCCCTGTTGTCAAGGAGATAATCCCATTTGACGACGCCAATACCTTCAGCCCCGATAAGAGGTTGCAAACATCCGATGTTGCCTTCCTAAGTGCCGCAAGCGCTGGAATTGTCACAGGAGAGGAAGACATGTTGCCTTATGCTCAGAAGTCTTCTGCGGCTGGGTCAACCTACTATGGCCTGAATGCTGGTCAATACGGCACGGATTCCATCACGTTTGGTGGTTGGGCTCGCGGCTCTTGAGAAGAAGAGTGTAACATGGCAAGAACTCTGAAAAACACGAGGATCAAAGGACTCCCTGCAAGGGTTCAGTTGCAGCAAAAGGATGCTGCTTCAGGGTCCTTTCCCGTGAAAACAAGGATCGCTTCGGACAACCGAACTGGGTTCTTCTCGTCTTCCTTTGATGACATGAAGACGGTTCCGTTTACCTCCTACCTTTCCGGCTCCGAGAACCAAGGTTTCAACGTTGTAGCTGCTGACGGGACGTACTCGAACTACTCCCTTGGTCCAGCATATCCAGGGGGAAGTGTTTACTCTTGGTGGAGGTTCCAAAGCAAGAGTTCCTCTGGTGGGGTCTACAGCACCCCAAATAGTGCAATGTCGATGTACTCTGGTTCGTTCGACACCTCGAACTACACCCTGAGCACAACTAAACTTCCATCCTACTACAACAATGGTGGAACCCTTTGGCCCAACACGAACTCTGTTTACGTTGACGGTACTGGTACAGGCATTTTCACAACCTATTCATCTTCCGATGGAAGGAATAGCGAAATCCTGCGCGATCAGGTGTTGAACTTCACCCTCGCCACACACTTCTACGTCGGCTCTCTCTTGCCGTACTATCCGTTCTTTTGGGTTGGAACAAACAACTCAACTCCAATTTTTGAGGTGCTCGGGGCATCAACGGGCGAAATCGTTATTGGGTTCTTTTCTAGTCCGACCAAGTATCAGATTTTCTCATCCTCATTGGCGGCATTCAATGAAAAACACTGGCATCACCTTGCTGTGGCTGTCTCTGGAAACAGCAATAGCGACGTGGGGGCTACTGTATATGTCGACGGTGCAGCCATTGACATGATTCCGGTTGTGAATACCGGCTTCTCGGGCGCTCCAACCGACTCTGGCACCGTTCACCTGGGAGCTGCCTTTGACACCCTTGGGTACGTTGGAAATGATGTTGTTGGCGATGGGTACTACAGCCAATTCGTCTTTGCAAACCGTCCAATCACGGC